ACCGCTCGCTATCCTCCCTGCGGCTAAGCAATACCTCGTCCACTACGATAAGGAGCTTCCCAGCCCAGTCGGAATTGAACTGGCTGCGGAAGTCTTCATTGGTGTTGAACGTCACATTGTTCTGAAACAAGGCTTTCAGAAAATTGAGGAATGTACTCTTGCCTGTGTTCCGTTCTTCCGATACCAGCAGCAGGATGGGCAGCTTCTGTATGGGTTGCATATAGAGCAGTTGCAGATAATCCATCCCCAACTCGTATTGCTCCCCGAAGATGTGTTCCACCAAAGAGCGGATAGAGGGGAAATCGCCCTCTTTCGGTTGGTGGTCTATCGGCTCGTAGAGATTGAGAAACTTGCCGATTACAGGCTGATAGCTGACGTGTTCGGGTACGGTGCAGAAGCCGTCATACTTGGGTACGCTGCCGATATAGTCCTTGCCATAGTCTTGGCGCAGGGTCTCGTTGTTCCATGCGATGCGTTTCCTTACATACCCTCCGTTCAGTCTCGGTTGTTCCACAATCTTGTAGAGGGTCGTGCCGACACGGATAAACTCTTCCTTAGCCATGCCGCTATCCGTAGGCGGTCGATGGTTGTCTTTCACTTTGTTTGCTTCCATATTCCAATGATTTTAGTTTGAAAAAATGTCAGCTGCAAAAGTATAATCAACTGTCGGATAACTTGATACGCAAATCATAGCAGAACGCAGCAAAAAATACCTTGCTACAGAAAAGTGTGCGGTTCGGGGCTGTAAAAACAGAAAATCCCGAAGAAACAGAGCTGAAAACAGGAGTTTCTTCGGGTGTGTGAGTATGTGTGAATGGTAATACGCCTATGCGAAGTATTTCGGGCTTGACGTATCGGAAATGTTCAGCGAAAAGAAGATGCTCTGTTTTTCTTTTCGCAAGTACAGTCTTGCAAGGACGGTTCTGCGAACCTGCTCCGCTCCGAATGTATTGATACGGAAAGCAAGGGCGATGACGGCTGCAAGATTGTAAACCTCCATACAGCGTTTATCCGACAGTCGGATGGTACGTCTTATCTCGTATTCCCTCAAAACTCCGCTTTTGCAGAGTGCCTTTATCCCTGCTCGGATTGTAGGGGCGACAACCCCGAACAGTTCACAGAGTTCCCACTCGGTCATGGCAATGGAGCCTGTATCGGTCGGCAGGGTGATGTTGCCCTGTCCGTCCATCGTGATGATGTTTCGTTTCTCTTTCATCTGTATTCTATTTTATGGGGTTATCAAATTGCACAGCAAATGCTCTTCTCCATATCCCCCAGCTTGTCGGACAACTGTTCCAAGTCCTGACTTATCTTTTGGGCGGTTATCTTTGCATAGATTTGAGTGGTCTTTATGTTGGTATGCCCCAACAGACGACTGACGGTTTCAATGGGTACTCCGTTGGATAACAATATGGTAGTCGCTGCAGAATGTCTTGCAACGTGATAGGTCAAATGTGTCTTTATACCGCACAATTCTGCTATGGCTTTCAGCTTTTTGTTGCAGGTCGTGTTGCTTGGCATTGGAAACACCTTGTTGTCCTTTGTCATACCTTTATACTTATCAATAATCCTTCGGGGAACGTCCAACAGACGGATGTTCGATTCCGTGTTGGTCTTCTTTCTTCGGGTGATTATCCAAAGGTTGCCGTCAAAGAAAGTTTGCAGGTTGTCGGTGGTGAGGTTCTTGACATCGGAATACGCCAGACCTGTGAACACCGAAAACAGAAACAAGTCCCTCACAAGCTCGTGGGTCTTGTCGGGCATCTCGGTGTTCATAAGAGTGTGTATCTCCTCTTTTGTTACATATCCCCTATCCACGCTTTCGGGAGAGTTGATATACCCTGCAAAGGGATTGAACGGCAGACGACCGTCATTCCTCGCTATGGAAATGATGTGCTTCAACACAATCATGTAGCCCCATACGGTATTGGTACGGCACTTCTTCACCGTGCGCAGGAAATACTCGAAGTCGTTGATAAACGTAAGGTTCAATTCTTTAAGGGGAATATCCTCACGCTTGTATGTATGGGGAGGAACTCCCATATATGTTTGCATACGGTCTGATAACGGGTAAATGTCCCTTTGGCACGGCTGTGTCCGACTTTCTTTGCAAACTCTGCATTGTGCTGTTCAAAGAGTTTCAGCAAGGTTTCCTGTTTGACACCTATGCCGAGATAGGCGTCTTTCAGTTTGGCAGCGGTTACATATCCGTCCGTCTGCATCAGTTCCTGATACCGATGATTCACATCCACCCGAATCTTGTCAACCGCACGGTTGATTCTCTGCGCTTCGGCACTCTTGCCCGAGGCACGGTTGTTCTTCACGTCCCACAAGTGGGGCGGAACGTCCATCTTGCAGCTGAACTGCTTAATCTCTCCGTCCACCGTAAGGCGGCACATCAGTGGCAGGTTGCCGTTGGGCTTTGCACTGCCTTTCTTCACATAGAATAATACCTTGAATGTACTTCGCATAACTCACATTTTTTGGTTACAAAATTAGTTTACTGTGAGTTACCGACAGCTACGTAGAACTACGCAAATCGCAGAAAAAAATAGCCTTTTAGCTAAAAATCTTCTTCAACCACCCGGTAATGATGTGGTAACTGAACTCTTGCGCTGTATGGCTATATTATGGCTTTCTTTGGCTACTTGCCAAGAGAAAAATATAGCGTAACGAACGCTTTTTCAGCCTATTCGCTACGCTTTTCTCAAATTTACTTTTTGGCTATCTGTTTATTTTACATGGTTTCAAGCGCCTTTTGAGCGTCCGGTGCTTTGCGTTGCCACAGCAGGCGCGTTTATCCGAGACGTTCACGCAGGAAGTCGGGCGTGAGGGTCAGCAGGACGGACTTGCCCGACGGGGTGAAGCGCGGGGCGTCGCAGCGCGACAGACGCTCCAGGATGTTCGCGGCCTCTTCGGCGGTGAATGTGCGACGGCCGGCGCGGGCGCCCTGACGGGCCAGCGTGGCGGCTATGCGCTCGCGGCGGAGGCTCTCGGTGGCGACGGGCATACGGAAGAGCTGCAACAGTTCGTAGATTGTGCTCTCAAGGCTTTCGGTCGGAAGATCGGCCGGTATGCCACGAACCTCGATGGCCTGAGCCTCCTGCATCTCGATGTCGAAACCGATGGCGGCAAACTCCACGGCATGCTCCTCGGCCAGCGAATATTCGTCGTTCGAGAGCACCAAACGTTCGGGGAAAAGGAGGCTTTGGATGGCGGCCGCACCGCCTCCGAGCTGTCGCAGGATCGCCTCGTAGCGGATCCGCTCGTCGGCGCGGCAGAGGTCTACGACGGCCAATTCGTCGCCGTAAAGCGCTGCGGCATAACTGTTTCCGACCAACAGCGGAGCCGAGAACGTCTTGACCTCTTCGGCGGGTGTCTCTGTTGTCGAGTTCCAGTCGCCTGCGGGGACGAAGTCGAATTCGCCCGTCTCGATCGGGTCGGAGAAGCCCCCGGAGGGGATGTCGGTCAACGCATCGGCCCGCGGAGGCGCATCCAAACCGAAAGCATCCGTGTCGGGCAGGATAGAGCGGTTGTCCGAGAAACTGCGGCCGGGGACGGCGTGCGGCGCGGCAGGGCTCTTCGCAGAGCGGCCGGCGGTTAGGCTGTCGGCACCGACATCGTTGATTTCGAACGGATTGTAAGCGGCATTGCTCAAAGCGGGCGGCTCGTCGTAACGTACGCCGCGTTGGGCAACAGGGATCTCTATGCGGCCCTCGTCCGAAAAGTCCATCATCGGCACGGCGCCCGTACGTCCGAGTGTCTCGCGCACGGAGGCCGAAATGATCTGCCAGATGGCCTCCTCGTCGGCAAATTTGATGGAGGTCTTCTTGGGGCTGACGTTGACGTCTATGCGTTCGGGTTTGATCGAGAGGTAGAGGAAATAGGCGGGAATAGCGCCCTGCGGGATCAGTTTGTCGTAGCCGTGCAGGATGGCTTTCAGGAAGTAGGGCGAGCGGAAATAGCGGCCGTTGACGAAGAGGTACTGCTCTGTGTTGCTCTTTTTGGCGGCCGAGGGCTGACCGATGAAACCTTTGATATGGACGATCGTGGTCTTGGCGTCGACCTCCAACAGGTTGTGTTTGATGGACTTGCCGACCACGTCGACGATTCGGCCCGCCAACGAGTTTACGGGAAGCCGGTAGACGGGCGCGTCGTTGGCGTAGAGTTCGAACCGCACTTCGGGATAGCACAGCGCCACGCGGCGGAACTCACTCTTGATTCCCGCGGCCGACGACGAGGGCTTCTTCATGAAACGGCGGCGTGCGGGAACATTGTAGAAGAGGTTGCGGACCAGAAACTGCGATCCCACGGGGCAGGCGATGTTCTGCTGCTCGATAAACTGTCCGCCGTCGATGCGCACCATCACGCCCGTATCGGTCTCTGCGGTGCGCGTGCGCAGCTCGACCTGCGACACAGCGGCGATCGAGGCCAAAGCCTCGCCGCGGAAACCGAACGTGTGGAGCCGATAGATGTCCTCCACGTCGCTGATCTTGCTCGTGGCGTGGCGGTCGAAAGCCATACGGGCGTCCACGGGGCTCATGCCGCAGCCATCGTCGATGATCTGGATCAACTCGTGGCCACCGTCGCGGAAGTTGACCGTAACGGAGGTCGCACCGGCGTCGATCGAGTTCTCGATCATCTCCTTGACCACCGACGAGGGGTATTCGACCACCTCACCGGCGGCGATCTGGTTGGCTACCACATCGGGCAGCAGACGGATACGGTCGG